AAATATATTATTACATTGAAATTTTAGAATTTAACTGCATAAGTCCTAAAGAACTTTGTTTAGAACTTAATATTGAATTTAAACCTGAAATGCAACAAATTTTAGATAAATATAAAACCAAACTAATTGAACTTGGTATTTATGATTTAAATTAGAATTTAGGATTAGGATATGAATACAAAGAATATAAATCTATTATGCTGGATTTAGCAATAGAATTAGCAAACCTTTATTAATAAAAAAACAAAATAAATATACAAAATTTATATATTATATATTAAGAAAATATATCCAAATTTTGTATCAACCTCAATAACAGGTTATAAAATACTTTTATGGAAGGAACAAATTTTTCTAACTCCATAAATTTAAAAAGGTTTAAAATTTGAAGGATACTTTTAAAAAGTATCCTTTCAAAAAATAAAGATAAAACAACTTTAATATACAAAATTTATATATTATATATTAAGAAAATATATCCAAATTTTGCTTTTAAGGAAATATAATATGTTTCTTTTATATAAAAATTATTTAGAAAAAGAACCTTTGACAACTATATTTAGTAATGAAGGTTTAGAAAAATTAATGTCTGAAATTAAAGCGGATATTAAAGAAGTTTATAAAAATGTTTATTATAATTTTGATAAAACTGATTGGAATGATAAAACAAAAAGGTATGAAATTTCAAATACTGAAAAAGAAATATTTAGAAACTCTAAAAGTAATTTACCTGTTTTATATCTTGGAACTTTTAAACAAAGAATCTTAGGCAAATCTAAAGAAAATTTTAAAGCAACTAATTTTTGTCAACTAGATTTAGATTTTAAAAATCAAATTGAGTTGGGTATAATTACTTATGATGAATGTATGTTTTTATTGAATAAGTATTATATTAAGTTAATTGATTATTCAAGATTACTTTTTATTTCACCATCAGGATTAGGTCTTAAAGCAATATTAGAAATTGATAAAGAAAACAATGATGACATTAAATATTTTATTAATCAATGGTTTATTGATAATATCTTAGATGAAAAAGATAAAAAATTAATAATTGATGGTTAGATACAAGATGAATCAATAAATGCTGCTAAAGGTATATTTCTTTGTAAAACAAAATATAATGTTAATTATAACAATATAGTTATTAATGTTCCTGACGAAATAAAAATTACAAAAATACCTAAATATAACAAAAAATATAAGAATTCAAAAAAAACAGTTTTAAATGTTAATTCTGACTATTCAACTCAATTAAAATAGTTTGAAATAACTTATGATAATAAAATACATTTAAAAAACAATGGTAGGATCTATGGCATTCACCAAATCAAAAAAGCAATTTACAATTCATATTACAGTGAAAAAGGAATAATATTAAAAGAAGAAGAAGTAATGAAAATTTTATATAATTTCATTGATAATGAAATTGATAATATAGAAGAAGTAAAGACAATAGAAAAATATTATAAAACTGATTATACTGCTAATTTTTCACCAGAAGTCAATAAGTTTTTAGACCAATTAAAACTGTAGATTGAACCTTATTTATGTAAACCTGTATCTGAATATAATTATATTATTCAATATAATAATTATTGTACTGAAGAATTAAATGAAATAAAAAAAATAATTGCAAATAATAAGAAAGAAAATATATTTTTAATACGTTCAGATGTTGGTTCAGGTAAAACTACCATGCTTCTTGATTAGGTAAAATCACTTTATGAACCTAATAAAACAAAGTTATTTTTACTTGTTCAACCTAATAGAGCTAATGTAATGAATCTGTCAAATTTAGAAGATTCTTTAAATTTTTTTGATTTAGATAATAAAAATATAAATGTTTTTTCATTTTTGGGACCTGATGAATTAAGTGAAGAAGAAAACATAGTTAGTAAAAATAATTATGTAAATAAAGTTATTTACTACGACAAAAATACTTTTCAAAAAACTTTTAATGAAAAAATTCAAGAAAATTGCAATAATTTAGTAGTGGTAACCTATGAATCAGCTTATAGACTAATAGTTGATTTAGACTATGAAGTTGATTATATTTTTCTTGATGAAATTCATAGATTAATTCTTGATTAGACTTACAGGAAAGAAATGATTAATAACACTACTATATTAATCAATAAATTATTAAAAGAAAATACTACAATTATAGGGTTAACAGCAACCCCTTTAAATCTTTATTTGTACCCTAATATAATCATAATCAATATGATTAAAAAAGAACCTAAACTTAAAGACTGTTTTTATTTTTATTCTATTAAAGAACTACCTTCAATAATTAATTCATTTTTAAAAGAAGAAAATACTAAAATATACATTTATTCTAATAATAGAAATAATGTTAATGAACGTTTAATGGAACATTACAAAGGTCAAATTCTTTATTTAAATAAAAATAATAATAAAAATAATCATGAAAATAAAGAAGCTTTAGCATCAGGGGAAACAAAATATAGAATTATTTTAAGTACCAGTGTTATTCAAGATGGTGTTTCTTTTTTATAGAATACAAAAACTGTTTATATTATATTAGATAATGACCCAGCAATTATTACACAAGTTTCAGGTAGATGTAGAAAATCACCTGAACAAATTGTTATATTTAAAAAATATATGATAGATGAAATTAATACACACACTTATCCATTTAGTGTTTTATATAACGCCAATAAATTTTATCTTGACCAATATAATCAAATTCCAAGTGAATTAATTTATTTTAAATCACCTTATATTGTTAATCACAATAATATGTAGTATATTAATTATTTTGGTATATTATATGAAGATTACAAAAATCAAAATAATTGTATGCAAGATGATACAAGACTTAAAAAAATAATGAAAAATAATTTTAAACTACCAAAAAAATTAGAAGTTAATAATGAAAATAATGAAAATAATAAAAATGATTTGCCTAAAGTAAATAAAGAAAAAACAAATTAGGATGCTTTATATGAACAAACTAATTTTTTAAATAATCAAGATTTTTTGATTAATTTAAAAGATGATAAAGTTATGACCTTATATAATTTAAAAAATAAATTAAGTAATATAATACATAAAAATTACCTAAAAGAATTAGTAATAAAATTAGCAAAATATAATACAAATAATAAAAAATAGTTGATAAACTATATCATTAATAATGAACAAAATAAAAAAACTAAAAATATTGTTAATGAAACTGTTATTAATGACTTTATTACATTTATAAATTCATTAAAAAATATAAACAAACCTTTAACTGATAAAGAACTAAATATTTTAGCAGAAAATTCTATAACTATTAAAGGAGGTACTTTAAGAATTGAACATTTATTATTTACTATTGACTTTTTTTTCGACATTTTTAAAAGTAATGAAAAAAAAGATAGACAACAATTAAAAATATATAATTTTAATAATAAATTTAAAAAATTACAAAACTTTTCAATATAAATTTACTATAATAATTAAATTTTAATTTTATGAAGTACATTTTAGAACCAAGTAGTAACACGCATGTTTTGGATGCTGAACAAGTTTCAGTAGAAAAGGTAGAACCTTCAATTTTGAAATTAAAAATTCAAGGTAAAGGTTTAGTTGAACATGGACAACACCATGTTATTAAAACTGAAGGCACGAATGTATATAAATACGTTCAACAAGAAATTAATCCAATAACCAAACAATTACAAAATATATTTGATTAATTGTTATTAACAAGACAATAAAATATAATAGAAAATGACAGTTCAAGACATTACTAAGTTTGTTATTGAGTCTAAGGATTCTAACAAAAACACAGATGGAAATTTATTCTTTAGATAGGATAAAGATTTACAAGAACAACATGTAGCAGGTTACTTAGTAACTGATAAACAAGGAATCTGCTATATTGATAGATAGGAACTATAGGAAGATGGTAAAGCAACTATTGTTGCACCTAATACACCTGGCGCACGTCATACCTGGATTATTCAAATGCTTGTTGTTAATTCAACTAACAAAGATGCAGTTAATCAAGTTAAAATAATTCAACTTCCAGTAACTGCTTTTCATAAATTAGTTAATCAGGCAAAAGGAGACCCCGCAATGGATGAAACACCTATTAATGTAATCAACAACCCATATTTAGTAAAAATAGTTAAAACTGGTAATAAACTAACCACTAAATATGAAATAAAAATCAATAGGAAACCAAAAACAATGCCCAAATATACACCTATTGAAGATATTAATAAAATCTTTAACCCAACAAAAGATGAAGCAAAAATTGCAAAGTTTGAATCAAATAGTTTACCATTTGAATCAGGTGCTGACCAAGTTATCACAAATGACCTTGATGAATAGGACTTCTAATAAAGAACAACATCCCGATTATTGCTGCTGCATTGAATGCCTCGGTAAATAAAATTGTGTAAGTTTTGTTATATGTGTGTTAGGTCCATTAGAGCAATCTAATGGATTTTTTTTACTAAGTAAAAACACTTATTTTTATTTTTTTATTTTTTGTATTAAAATTTTGCTTATCTTTGTATTATAAATGCTGGTGTAAAAATAAACTTTTTATTTCTTAAAAGTCTAAATAAGTAAAAACACCTATTTTTAAAAAAAATTATTTTGTTAAAAAAAAACGTTTTATCTTTGTATTATAAAATTTAAAATTAAAAAAATATGAAAATCAATTTAAAAAGTTTGGCAGCAGAATTTGAATTGGCAAGAATTGAAGAAAAAAAAAAGAAGAGCAGTTATTGCTGCTAATCCAAGAATCAGTATAAGTTTGCAAAAAGATTTTAATTGGATTGCAAATGATTGGGATTCAATTGGTGGTATTGCAGGGTTTCATAAACCTGAAGTTATTATTAAAAATGCACAAAATTATAAAAGACATTGATATGGTATATAAATTTCATTAAGATTAGGTCCATTAGAGCAATCTAATGGATTTTTTTTTTTTAAACTAACTTTTAGTTTCTTAAAAGTCTGAAAATCAGGTTTTTTTAAAGAGGTTAGTTAGTCCTTGTGAAATGTATTCACTTATGTCAATGGTTATTATGTTTTGGGCATTTTCTAAGGCCTTTTTGATCATTGGTCTTGGTTTGATGCCTCTTTTGAAGATTGCGTTTTGGATTGCGTATGCAATTGAATTTAAGTCAGTTGGTTTACCTTTTCTTTTTCGCAGTCTTTTAGTTTTAAGCTATTTTAGGATGACTTTAATTGGAATCTTTTTGGCACCAGGTCTGCGACCTTGTTGTATGTATTTATTGTAGATTGGGGTAAACACAAATAAAGTATCATTGACTATTTTATAAGTAACTTCTTTTTGCCAATTTGAATTAGGGTCTGCAAGACCTTTATATCGCCCTTTACTCTTACTTTTATACCCACCTTCAGGTGAACCTTGTGCAAAACCTTCTTTCAAGATTTCTTCAACTATTATATCTCCTATTATCTCCTGAAGCTCTCTTCTTGTTATACTCATATTTTTAATCTTAACCTTTTATTTTCTTAAAAGTCTAAACTGCTGTACCTACAGTAAGTAGGATTGCAGCTGACTATTTAAGAGCTTTATACTTTTTGATTTTTACATTGCCTTTGTGGTCTATTAAGATAGTTGATAAAATTGGGGTTGTGTAATGTTGTTGGTAGACTAAACCTTTTGTGTCAATTTTGCTTATTGTTAAGTTTCTTAAGGTCTTATGCACATTAAGAATCAGGGTATCTTGAATTACCTTGTCTCTTAATACTGTATCAACTTTGTATATAACAGTTTTAGTGGGTATTGCTTTTTCTTTGATTCTAATTGTATCTGTTTTCAAATATTTATTTACCTAAATAGTATCCGTTTTATAAACTTCCCTAATCTCAGGTTTCTAAGTCTAAATTACATAACTTGCCTAACTTGCCTAACTTATTAAACTTACTATGGCAATAATAGCAATAATACTTGTTTTTGTGATTTTAATCATCCTGGTTGAATTATTTTTTTTATTTTGATATAAACTATAGGTTAAAACACTTTTTGCGATGTAGGTACCTTAAAATTCATTTATGCAAATATGAACATTTTTTCATATGCTTTACCCTAATTTAAAAGTTTTATTATATCAAGGTAGAGCTTAAAGCAAATTAAATATACAAAATTTATATATTATATATTAAGAAAATATATCCAAATTTTGCTTAACATCTTCATTATACTTTAAAATATACTTTTTGAAAGTGGGACATAAAGTCCTTTGGTTTTACCTTAAAGGCATTTTTGAAACCAAAGATATATGCAGCAGATTCATAGCAATAGAATTTAGTTTGTGTTGCATCTGATTCTTTTTTGGACTATATTCCAATGGTATTAAGAAGCAGTTGGTCCTATAGTAGTCCTCTATAGTCATATTTCTTATGTTCAATGTTTTTGATTCTAAGAAAGCATTGATTCAGATTTGTAATTGGTGTTTTTTTAATGAATATCTGATATTCATCAAAGTGACCTTGAATTATAATATCTTGTATGGTTTGTGATTTAACACCCTTGGATGTTGCATTAGAAACCAACTACATTTGCAGGTCTTGGTCAAAGTAGAGTACACCAACATGATTATATTCAATTTTTGCAATTTTACGGATTATAAATTGCAACTAAGTTTTAGGGTTTAAACTTAGTTTGTGTTTAAACCCAATTAAGTAAATTAAGTTTGTATTTAACATAGTCTATTTGGATTTAAGTAATCAAAAAGTGAAATACCATCATCTGCTATTTCACAGATGTTAATGTTTTTAGGACAGTTGATTGTTACTTCAAATCTAGCTCCTGTCAGGTTATCTGCCTATTCATCAATAATAGAAATAGTTGAATTAAGTGTCACAGAAGCATTAAATGGAGCAGGTTTTAGGTTCTTTTTAAGAACTTCTACAACTGCTAATCCTAAGTAGTAGCAGTTACTAAAGGTTTTACTTCTTTCAAAGTCCTAATCCAAGTTATTTTCCATTGGTCTATCTAAGATATTGAAACTAATTGAGTAACTATCACCTTGAGTAGGTGTTTGACCATCATTAATCACAATAGGTGATTCAAGCTAAAGACAAGGGTAAAACAGGTTGTTTGAAGTATTAGGGTCAAGTTGACCTAAATTAGTTGCAAACATGAAACTGTTGATACCAACTATGTGAGTTGATGCCTATTTAAATGATTGTATTATTTGATGTGGTGACATAACATGGTTTTTATTATTATATATATATAACAAAAAATAGTTCTAATTTTGTTATATAAATATGGGTGTTATAATAAGCAGCAGTCCTTACAAAAATTTATTAGGATATTCTATATTACCAATTGGTAAACCAGTTACTTAGAGTTTTGAATCAACTCCTGTGGTTCCGCCACCTATTTCACCTGGACCTGCATTTGGGTCCATTAGTTACAATGGAGGTTAGACTGCAAATAACAATGATTATTTTGAGTTTGATAGACAAAGGATTTATTATAAGACTAATCCAAAACCTGGTGAACTTCAAGCTGGTGTATTAACTACTGATGCAATACAGGAGTTATTTTGGTTGTTGCGATCAAATCCATATTTAAAAAGTAGATATATATTTCAGTATTTTGCTACACCTGGTTTTGAACTAATAGGATGGGTAAGTACAGTAAGTGGAAATGCTGGAAAACCAGTGAATAATTTAAATGTACCTACGGTACCTTTTTTTTCAACTACTTCACCTATTCCAGTATCTATTGCTTTTCCATTTATTTTTAGTCAAAGTATAGATGTTTACACAGGTCAAGTTCCTAATTAGCATGTGTTTATTCAATTAATAGTTGATGAAAACTTAGATGGTTTGGATAATACAATTGTTCCAACTTTACCAATAACAGATATAATCTTAGATAGGAGTTGGCAAGGTTTAAGTTCAACTGGTCAAAATCCAATTGAATTTGATTATTCACTGTGGATGAAGCAATTTTTAGGTAAACCAAGTCCAGTATTTGGTGGTGTAACACCAACTTATGAAAAGAATGCAATAGCTCAATATTTTTTTAGGTATGGGGAGCAGATTTTGTTATCAAGAAAATTTAATGGTTCAGAAAATTTCCGGTTGTTTGTTCATAATTCATATAATATAACAGAGTTGCATTAGGATAGATTGCCTACATCTGGATACCGTCCTATTCTTACTTTACAGAATTTTGTATACAGGGTTGATCCAATTCAGTTATTGTCTATATCTTTTATATATCACTATGTTCCGTTTGATTTAAGTGAACCACTGAATAATAATCAAACAACTTATTTAAAAGTAAACTACATGGGTGAATTTGAAGATGGAACTGTGTTTTCAGGGTCTTATCCCAATGTTACACCTACTTTAAAAAGAGGTCAATACAATGTTCCAATTAGTTTTGGGTTTATAAATTATCAAGTATTGGAACAAAATCAAGGTAGTAAAATAAACTTCATTGAGGTATAGATTAGTGAGTATTTAACAGGACCATCTAATGAAAGGCCAGTTACAACTAAAGTTAAATATATTTTTAACAATGCTTTACGGTGTTATGCAGAGCAGACTTAGACAGAGTTAATTTATCATAATTCCTTAGGAGGATATGATAGTTTACTTTCACATGAATCTTTAGTAACCACAACTTCAACCACAACTGCAACTTATGATTATGACAAGTTAAATAGAGAAGTTTATTCCATAAGCAATCAAACTCAATATAAATTTACTTCTGATTAGATGGAAGAATCTGATTACAAATGGTTAACAAATTTGCTTGAATCTGATGCAATATGGATGAAGCAAAATTTAGCAGGTGATTATGAAAGAGTTTTCATTGTGAACAGCACTTATGAATATGATAATCAGTTAAAATTATATAAACTAGGATTAACTTTGCAAAAATTAGAAGAAACAAATAATCTGACCAAATGAGGGTTTTAAAAATTCTAATTAATAATCAAGAAGTAGACATAGATAAAAGAGAAGATTTTCCGCTATTATTAAAGAAGCAGGTTTTAACTTTTGCTCAAATTGATAGTAGAGGAGATGTAACTTCTTTTACTGTGCAGTTTCCTGCAACTCAGAATAATCTAAATATATTTGGGTTAAATTTTAATTTAGATAACAGAGGCAAATTCAATAACACTGAACCATATAACACAGAGATTTTTGTTAACAGTTTAAGCATATTAAAAGGTGTATTCATCTTAACTGCCTATGGTAAAACAGGAATTCAAGGATTCATAAAAAGTAACACCATTGCTTGGAGCACTTTGATTAATCAAAAAAAATTAACAGACTTACAGTTTGACCCAGTTCCTTTTTATGGTATGGAAACCATATTAAAAAGTTAGTCTGATCAAATTGTTGACCCTGTTGGTCATTCTAATGATAATGTTTTAGTTTTTCCTTTGGTTGCATATGGTGCTTATTCAATTCCATTTAAGCAAACACCTGGTTATTATATAGATACAACTGATACTACTATTGCATTACAAAATAAGTTAATTAATCCATTAGAAGTTAATAAATTAACTTATAGTGATATTCCACCTTCTTTTTATGTAAGGGCAATAATTAGACAAATATTTAGTGATATTGGGTATACTGTATTAGGTTCTTAGATTGATTCAGAGGAGTTAGATACACTTATAATACCTTATACAGCAAACAAGCAGGTTAAATATAACTAGGGAACCTTAGGTGGATACAAAGCAAAATACATTGGACCTACTAATTCATATTTTGCTTCAATATACAGCAACTATCCATCTAACAACAACTTTGTTTTTTATGGTTCATTTGATGTACCTATTGCAGGTTTACCAAATACCTAGCAATACACAGAAAACCATGGGTTAAACCATATTTTCTATACTGCTGATGAATATAAAAACACAGTAAACAGTTTAATAAATTGGAATACTAGTACTTAGGTTTCACCTACTTCTGAGATTTCATATAATTTTAGTTTAAATTTTAATTTTGAGACTCAGGCAGTTGGTACAATTGGGATTTATCCAAAGATTGCTTTAATAAAAATAGGTACAGATGTAGATAATTTAGTTGATACTGTATTGGGTCAATCAGTAATTTTGAATCCGGAGTTGGTTATATAGGAGCAGGAGTTACCCATGCCTACTGTTGGTACATATACTTAGAATTTAACTGCTAATGTGAATTTTACACCTAGTAAAGGGGATAGATATAGACTTGTGATATTTCAGCAGTTATCACCTAATTATTTGTTTAACATTAATGCCTCAAATACAATTGAGTATCAGATAAAAGCAAATTACACTAATGAATTTATAATTCAGGATAATTTGCCTGCAGATTCACAATTGGAGTTTATAAAGGATTTTATAAGTTTATATAATTTATATATAATAGAAGACACAACCAATAAGACAATATATTTTGAGACTTAGGATAACTTTTATAATCCAGTTGAAACTGCTATTGAGTTAAAAGGTAAATATTTGTCTTCAGAGCAGACTTTAACCAATAGTAAATTGGAGTTTAACTATAACTATGATTCAGGAGACTTCTTAGTAACTGGGGATACAGATTAGAATTACACCTATGATTTGAATTTACGTACAAAAGATAATCCGCAGACTATTCAGCTTGGATTTAGCAAAACAGAGATGCAAAAGTTTTTTTTGGTAACTAAAAATGTAGATGTTACTTCAGTTAATTTTTAGATTAATTAGCAATTGATGAGTTCAACTGCACCTTATGTTTACAAAGAAAACTTCAGCATAAAAGAGTCCATTGATATACCAATGATTACAACTGAATCAGGTTATAATAGTCCGCAAAATGATGTTTAGTCTGAACCAGAGATTCGACTAGTAGGCACACCTGCACAGAATATTCCTTTTTAGGGTAAAGTTACCCAAGGATATGTACCTTAGAATTTAAAGTTTCAAAGAAGATTACTTAGATTAAAAAGTCCTTATGTTTTGCATACTTATGTACCTTTTATATATTAGGATACCTTTACAAACTCAGCTACAATAATAAGACTTTTGACTATGACTGCTGCGACTAATTTAAATTTAGATTGGAACTATTTTTATGAAAAATATTAGTATAATTATGTATTGGAATTAGAGCAGTCTGAAGTAGTAAGTTTTTCTGTGTATATGGACTACACTGATTATGCTAAAATAGAATCAAATACTTTGATAAAAATAGATGGTATATATTACAGGTTGATTAATTTTGCACCTTATAATGTAATAAATCCAAAACCATTAACAATAAAATTATTACCAAGAATATAATAAAGCAATATGGCAACTCAATTAAGTGTAGATATTAAATTTAATTTAAATGGTGCTCAACAAACCATAACAACATTAGAAGAGGCCCAAAAGATGTTAGTTTCATTAGTAGAGAAATCAAATAGTCTTAATCAGGCCTTATTGGAAACAAAACTGGGTTCAGATGCTTTTAATAAACTTGCTGCAGAGATAGAGCAAACTGACAATGCCATAACAGCAATAAGAAGTAATGTAGATGTATTTAAATCTGGGTTTGTTCAGGCAATGGATAAATCAATACAAAATGTAGAAAAATTAAAAGCAGAAATAAACGCAGGTTTAACAATAGATAATTTTTTAGCTGCAACAGGTCAAATAGCAGAAAGTTTAATAAATACAAATCAATTAATTCAATTATCTAATGAAGGAGCAGCAGATTCAATTGCAGTATTAGAAAGGGCAGCTCGGTCTTATTTGGCAATACAAAGTATTCGGAATACAGCTGAATCAATTTATAATTCTTCTTTGGTTGCTCAAAAATTATATTTAACTGCTGTTACTTTAGCAACAAATAAGCAAACAGAGGCACAAATAGCTTTAAATATTGCAAAAGTTAAGGGTGCTGCTTTAACCATAGCATTAGGTGGGGCCTTAACTGCAGCTGCTTTAATTTTTATTAAGTTTTCAGGGGGATTGACTAGTTTTTTAGAAAAAGTAACTGCAGGGTTTGATGCTATTGTTGCTTTTACACAATCTTTAGGTTCATTAACAAAGGCCCAGGAGGCCTATAATAGGTCCTTGGCAAATGCCCAATTGGAAAAAGAGTTAAAATTAGTTGAGCAATTAAATAAGTCATTAAGTGCACTTGCAAATACTTATAACACTTTAGCAAACAATGCTTTTTTAGATATAAATAAAAAACAGGAACTTACAATAGAGGCCGCAAAATTAGATATTTTGCAAATTGAAAAAGAACTGGATGCAATAGTTAAAAATAGAAAGCAAGTAAATGAAGTTGTTGCAGATGGATTAAAAATATGGGTAGATGAATTAAAGAATTTCAACTATGAATTAGATTATGGTGGTGAATTAATAAAATTTTTTCAGTTAAAAGTAGATGATGTTGTTTCATCAAGTAAGCAATTAGGTTTAAATCAAGAACAGATAAATAAATTATTGGAATTAGCAAATAATTACAGAAACAAAAACATAACTTTAAATCAACTAATTGCTCAACAAGAGGCCGAAAACATAAAAAGACTTGGTGCTCAAGAAGAAGCAAGATTAACAAGGAAAAAAGCGTTATTAGAAGAGTTATTAAATAGTGAAATAATAGGAGCTAAGCAAAGATCTTTTTTAGAAAATCAAATAGGGTCACTTGAATTAGAAATACTTAACAAAAGAATTGAAACCTTAAATAAATTAAAAAAAGCAAATAAACTTACCGCAGAAGATGAAATTGAATTAGCAAATAAACTTGCGGAAAAAGAGACTTTGTTAATAAGTTTGCAAAATAAAAGAATATCAAACAACAGAGCTATATTAGAAGAGACATTTAGAAAGGAAATTTCGCAGTTAAATATAATTAAAGCAGAATTACAAACAAGATTATCTTTAGAAACTAACTTATATTCAGAGAAAATAGCACTTCAAGAGCAGTTGAATAAAACAACATTAAATGGATTATTATTAGAACTAAAAGTATTAGAAGAAAAACAAAAACTTAACATAATTAATGTTGATGAACTAAATAAAATTAATGAATTAAAACAAGAAATTAATTCAACTGAAATTGCAAATCAAATTGCAATAAATAAACTAAAAAAAGAACAATTTGATAGGGAAATTGAACAACAAATAAGCATAAAAGAAACCAACAATGAACTTTCTAAAAAACTTGCTTTAGAAAATGAATTAGCAAAAAACGTATTAAAAGAAGAAGTATTTCTATATGAAACAATTGGTAAAAATCTAAATTCAACTGAAGGTGTATTTGCAGATAAAACTGAAAGACAAAAACAATTAAACAAAGAACTTGAATTAGAAAATGAATTACTAATCAAAAACTTAGAAGAATCACTTAATGACTTAGATGTAAAAGGTGAAATCTTAACCTTAAAAAGATTAGAATTAGAAAATGCAAAGGCCTTAAGTTTAATCTCAGATGAAGAATATCAAAAACAAGTTGAACTTTTAGACTTACAAGACAAAATAATACAAAAAGAAATAGAAGCAACAAAACTAAGATTCAACATAGACATAAAAATCTTAAAACAAAAAGGTAAAGAAGGAGCTGAAACCTTAACTAAATCTTTCTTAGATAATCTAAGAAACCTACTAGACCCTAATAATGCTTTCAGCAACATAATAGGTGACGCAGCAGAATCATTATTCAAAAACATAACAGAATCCCAAAAAGAATTCCTAACCAAAAGTATTGAAGACCTAGGAAAATCAATCAAAGATGCAATAAACTTAATTATAACTCTTAATGGTCAAGCAATTGAAAATGAATTAGTTAGAATAAGAGAAAAATTAAAAACTTTTGATAAGGAGAAGGAGAGGTTGGAGGAAAGTTTGAGGTCAGTTGAGGATAGGATAAAGACGTTGCAGAGTTTATTGGTGTCTGCAGAGGGTTCAAGGAGGGAAGAGATAATATCTCAATTAGAGCGGGAGAATGCGTTAAGGGATAAGAACAGGGAAGCAATTGAGAATCAGATTGAGTCTATAAATAAGTTGAAGGAGGAGGAGCAGAAGTTGGAGAAGGAGCGGGAGGCAAATGCAAAGAAGCAGGAGCGGATTTCAAAGATTATAGTTGCTGCTCAATCTGCTATAGCATTGGCCTATGCTTTAGCTGCAGTTAGTAAGGCCGCTGCAGAGGGTGGTGTAGCTGCTCCTGTAACTGTAGCTTTGACAACTGCAGCAGTAGCTGCTGGAGTTGGTTTAGTTGTATCTATAATAGATGCAGTTAGGCCTCTTGAGGAAGGTGGTATATTAGAGGGTCCTAGTCATGCAGAAGGTGGAATAAGAGGAACAGGAAGGTTTAACAACATAGAAGTAGAAGGTGGTGAATATGTAATAAACAAAAGGTCAACTGCAAAGTATAAACCAATTTTGGATTTTATTAATGCGGATAAAAGTTATGAAACAGGTGGAGTTTTAACTCCTAATTTTGAAGGATTAAAAACAATTGATGCAAACCAAATTATACAACCAAAAGTCTTCCTTTCTGTAGTAGATGTTGCAGAAGGATTAAACAGAGTTCAGGTTATTGATTCTAATGCTTTAATATGATAATTTTGCGTTTAGGACACTTCTGGGACACAATAATTTATTATTTGATATTTTATATAGGTTAAAATACTTTTTGCAATGTAGGTACCTTAAAATTCATTTATGCAAATATGAATAAATGTTCATATGGTCTTGACACCCATTTAAAAACTATTAAATTATCTGGATAACATGGTTGCATCTTGCAGGTTTGCGATTTTTACGTAAAATTTGCTTCAAGCTATCTAAGTTATAATAAAGTTTTTAATGTGGTCAGTTGAATAATCAGATATAAAAAACAGTTATATAAATATGGTTTATCCAATATATGATGTAGTTCTTCAGGATGATACAGAAGGCATTTATGCTTTAAGTTTAGTTAGTGAACCAGCAATAGAAAGGGAGTTTATTGCGCATCAGAATAAAGTAAAATTATTTCATGCTTCTGAGGATTTTAAGTATTTAACAGGTCCAATATTGATTCCTAATCAATTGATATTGAGAAAAGCAGAAGATGGGAGTTACTTTTACATAAGGTATAGTAAAGAAGTAATAAAACAATTAAGAGATAAGTTTTTTGAAAATAGTTTTCATAAGAATCTTAATTTAGAACATGACAGCAATAGGAAAGTTAATGGAACCATAGTTGAATCTTATTTAGTTAAGGCCGATCAGGCCACAGATTTAATACCTGAAGGTACATTTATGGTCACAGTTAAACCTTCTATTAAGATAGACAATGAGTTTTTAAGCAAATTCAAAGGATTTTCAATTGAAGCAGTAGTAAATTTAATAAAAACAGATATGAGTAAAAAACTAAAACAAAGTCAAATAGTTGCAAGTTTAGAAGACGGCACTATGGTAGTTTGGGATGACCAAACATTTGAGATATGGTATGAGGCCGATATGACCCCATTACCAGATGGTGAATACACTTTTAGTGATGGAACAGTTATAACTGTGGTTAATGGTATAATTCAGACAGCAAAAAATCCAACAAACACACCTAATGATGATTTAATTGATGAACTTAAGAAGGAGTTACAACAATTAAAAACTGAGTTATCAAAAATAAAAGAAGATATTAAGAAAATAGGTGGTGAACCAGCAGTTTTAACTAAAAAAGAGGTAAAACAGGCAAATGATCAAAATGTTTTACTAAGCATTTTAAAAAATAAAAGTAAAAATATAAAATAATATTAAAATATGTTTATAGATTCAACAACTTATTGTGGTAGACAGGCACTTGAGTTTTATACAGATTTGGTTTTTGGAGCACCTTCTTTACAAAAAGATGCAATTTCTTTTATTACAGGTGTGAAAGATTCAGTAAAGATTCCTGCTTTAAATGGGGTTGCTGGTTTACAAGAAGATTCTTGTGATTGGACTGAATCTGGAGATATTGAATTAACTGAGAAGGTTATTTCAGTATGTAAGATGAAGATTAATCAGTCAATATGTATACAGGATTTGGAAACTAGCTTTATTAGTGAGCAGATGAGGGCGGGTGCTTTAAATTCAGATGTACCTAGTGATATATTAAGTTATTAGATGGATATAGTTAAAAACAAAGCTATGTCTAATTATGAAGAAATTTTATGGCAGGGTGATGTTAACTATGTTGGTCCAAATTCATATTTAGCATTATGTGATGGTTTTTTGAAGTTGTTTGCAAATGATCCAAATGTAATCACAGTGCCTGGTGTAGTTCTTACAGCTGCTAATATAGTTGCAGAGATGACTAAGGTTTACGATGCAATACCTGATGTAATGATGAATGATCCAGAGTTGAAGTTTTACATGCCTATTAACACTAAAAAGATGTTTAGACAGGCAATAGCTTCTTCACCTTCACAGGTAAACAACTTAGGAATTGGTTTAGTTGGAAATGATGATTTTGATTTCTTTGGTATTCCTATTTTGTTTACACATGGTATACCTGCTAATAGAATAGTTGCTTCATTAAGATGGAATTTATGGGTTGCAGTTGATTTAACTGAGGATGTACAAAACATTGAAGTAATTAACTTTAGTAAAACAACTGGGGCAGATAAAGTTGGTTTGAAAGCTAGATTCATGAGTGGTGTTAACATATATGCTGGTAAATATGTTGTTTATTACTCATAATATATAAAAAAAATAATAATAATAATAAAATATGGCATGTTTAATTACATCAGGAGTTAATGAACTATGTGAATATAGTGTAGGTGGTATAAATAGAATATGGTTAGCAAATAAAATAGATATAGCAGGATATGTACTAAACACAGATTCATCTGTTCAGGCCATAACCATGCAACCATTAAAACTATTTTACCAATTTGAATTTTCTAATTCAACTGGGTTAGCTACTTCAACTATTCAAATTAACACAGGGCAAAAGAATTTCTTACAGACTGTTGGATTTTCAATCCCAAGGTCTGAACAAGCAATAATCAATACAATTGAAGATTTAGGATTATCCAATGTAGTTGCTATTGTTGAGTCAAGAGTTGCTTGGCCAAGTGGTTCAACATTTGAAGGTGAAAATAGGTATTTTGTTTTTGGCAGGTTAAATGGTCTAAAAGTTGCAACTATGAATGCAGGGTTTGGACAAGCTGAAACAGACTACAGTGGTTTTGTTTTGACTTTAACTTCAACAGAAACAGAAAACTACAGAGAGTTAGTTCCTGACTCAGGTACTTATACAACAATTCAAGCTTATATTGATACCATAAGTTAATAAAAGGTTAAAAAAGGAGGGAATTCCCTCCTTTTTTTTATAAAAAACTGTTTGTTTTTTGTTATATTTATATGTATTTAGCATATCCACAACCTAACCAAGAAATTTTAATACTAAAAGATAATTTTACAACATATTTTTCTAGTTTTACTGTGTATGTTAAGAATTTATTTACTTTGGAAGAAACCCAGATTTTTCCTGTTTTAACTTTGTGTTATAAATTTAATTTTGTTTTAACTTGTGATTTTACAGGTTTTACAACTGGAGACTATGATTTTTACCTAAAGGATAATCTAAATAACATTGTGTTTACACAAAAATTAAAAATAATACCATAATCCATGAATTGTATATTTTTAAAGACATTTGAGGAATGTGGATATTCAGTTCCAGGTATTAAAAGAATTGCAATTGCAGATTATTCATTTTAGGAAGGGTATTTGTTAAATTCTGATGGTATTATTTTAAGTTTAAAAAATTTTCCAAATTAGGTATATCTTGATTATAACATAGATATTTGTGAATTAACAGAAGAACTGCAAAATAAAACTTTATAGAAGCAGACTTTGGGCATTTCTTGGATTAGATTGAGTTATGATAAAAGAGTAGTTTTAGAAAAACTAAGAGATAGAAGAGTTATATGTGCATTTGAAGATAAAAATGGTAAATATTGGTTTTTAGGTGAACAAGGGTTAACAATAAGCACAAATACAAACACTACAGGTACTTCAACTGGTTATAATGGATACACAATTGTGTTAAATACTTTTTCGTATGTGCCTATGAGGGAAATTGAACAAGAATATGGTGAATCTATATTTGATTGTTTATCTTGCAAATGTGCTCAATATTATTCAGAATTTGCTTTAAGTTCTTTAGTGCCCAATGTTTATATATAGGAATGTATAAGTTCTGATTTTGATGGTTAGATTTAAAAATAAATAAAACATGAGTATACAACAAATAACAATAACAGATAAAATAGGTGAGTCTTGGCAAAAGTACAATGAGACAACAGATGAAATCTAGGTTTCAGGTCAAATGATACCTGGAAATATATTAGAAATAACTAAATTTGATGGAAATACTGTTAATATTCAACTTCCTTATTCTGAAGATAAAATAATAAATGGTTTAGTTACTACTGTAGTTGGTGTAGGACCTTAGTCAACTAATACAACTCCAGGTGCATATCAATTATCAGGAGTTATCTATAATGTTACAGCAACAACTACTTTTCCTATACCTGCTCCACCTGGGGCACCTAATAAAAGAATTGATATTATTTATGCAGATAACACTTCTACTTTATTTTATTTAGCAGGAACCCCTGGGGTTATACCCGTAATACCTAGTAATCCATTTAATACATTGGTTATTGCATATATCTATGTTCCTAATTCAGGTACTCCTTATATTTATACACCTAATTTAGGTTTAAACATATCACCAGGATCAGTAATTGGTTCACATTTATATTAGAATGGTACTGCCTAGGTTGAAAACCCTAATTTTTTATATACTGCAGGTACTTTGTTGACTAACCTTGGTAAAGATTTTAGTACTTCATAGGATGATGGTGTTACTTCTTATGCTGCGTTTTTTTCTAAACCTATTTTATATTTAGATCAATTTAGTTATGCTAATAACAATGCAGTTGCTTTAACTTTCCAAAATCAAAAATTTACTTTACAATCTATTGATAATGTAACTTCTTACAGAAGCACAATAAAAGGGAATTTAGGTTATTTAGAAATTATTAATGATAATTTAATAACTTTAGAACAAAGTAAAATAAAATTAGATGGTGTTAATCAAACCTTAGAAATAGGAGTTGATAATGCAAGTTTAACATTTAATGGACTTTTAAGAATAGAAGTAGGTGGGGTAAGAAGACAGATAACACCTGTTAATACAGCTACTTATACAACAAACAATAAAAATCATGTACTTTTATGTACAACTACAAATCCAATAACAATTAATTTACATAATGCACCAATTGGTTTTGAACTAGTAATAAAAGATGTTAATGGTTTAGCAGGTTCAAACAATATTACCTTAAATCCTTTTACAGGTCATACAATTGATGGTGCATCCAATTATATAATATCAAGTAACCATCAAAGTGTTACTATCATAAAATCAACAGCAACAAATTAGAGTATAATATAAAAAAGCATATGGCATACAATAAATTTAGTGGAGATGACAACGGAGCATTTTGTTTTTCCGCAGCAAATAACAATGTAGTAGGAGTTGTAGCAACTTTAGCAAACACATAGTATAAAGCTAACTTTGGTTCTCATAATATAATTGATTCATTTTTATGGGTTAGACCTATAGTTAATAGACTACTATATCAAGGAGCAATTAGAAAATTTCTATTGCAATTTAACTGCACAATTAGTGTAAATTCAAACAATAGACTTTTAGGAATATCTGTTTATAAAAATGGTATACAAATACCTGAATCTTTGCAAGAATGTTATGCAAATACATCAGGTCAACCAGTTTTTATTTCAACATCAATAATAGATTTCTGCTCATCAGGTGATTTCTATGAAATATATGTTAGAAATGCAACTGCAGCAGGAGACACAATAACAGTAAAACATTATACAACAAATTTTATAGAGGTATGATAAAAATAACAAAAGACATTATTAGTTCAATTACAACACCAGAAGAAATTTAGCAAAATGCTAGAGTAGTTGATGATTCTTATGTTCTTAATGTAACAGAAGAATAGGTAAATTCAGTTTTAGTTGCTTATGTACTTTATAATGCAGGTAGAATGGATTTTCTGCAATATAGAGATTACATTAAGTATCAAATTGTAACAGATACAACCATATAGAATGCACAAACTGACTAGGAAAAAAATGCTGCTTATGAAGTGTTTCAAAAACCTTCTTAGGTGAATTAGAATGACATAAAAACCAATGAAGAGTTAGAAAAAATTTAGATAAATTTAGTTTGTCAAGCAACTCAATGTAGAAAAGATAGAATACTTTTAGCAAGTGCTAAAATAAGTTTTGTTTTAGACCAATATGCTTCTTTTAAACTAAATGAGGATGTTACAGAAATGATGTATACTTAGATTACTTCTGCAAATCCAAGATTGCTTTACTAGCTTAAATCAGAAGCAAATCAATCATTAGGCATTGACTATACTTCAACGGGTTTTGCATCTAAATCATATTACAATGAAACTGCAAAACAAATAGCATTAAGCATATTAGAAAAATAAGCATATGAACAGAAATAAGTATATATTAATCAATAGTTTATCTCTTAGTCCATACCAAACAAACAGAGATAATCAAGAAATAATTGTAAATACATTAGTAGGTTCAGTTAGTGTTATTTTACCTGATAATCCTATATTAGGAACTACAGTTGTTGTTGTTGATGCAACAGGTAATGCATCTACCAACCCAATAACTATTTCAGCAAATAATCAATTAATTAATGGTCAACCAAATTTTACTGTAAATCAAGATTATGCAGCAGCTAAATTTATTTATGATACCCTGAATAATGATTAGGTTGGAATTTTATCATCAGGTGGAGCAGGGTTACCTACACCATTAAATCCTGCTACTTTGTTGGTTTCTAATGGTTCTGCATTTGTTGAAAACAACAATTTGTTAGTTTAGTCAAATTATGTTCAAAATAACATAGGTATTGTTAACTCTGCTCAAATCAATATTTCAACTAATTTTTTTAATATTGCCATTAATCACTATATGGTATTAATGGACACCTTAACCGCAGGTATACCTTTAACAGTAAACCTACCTAATAACCCAATATTAGGTGAAATTCATGTTATTAAAGATGCAGCAGGTAGTTCTTCAGGTTTACCAATTACAGTTAATGGTGGACCTTATAATATTGATGGTTCAACCACGTTTATTATTAATAATGCATAGGAAAGTTTTACTTTTAGATTTAATGGAACACAATAGAATTTGATATGAGTTATATAAAAAGAAATAAACCTATTGATAAATAGGCCTAGATTGAGTATAGAAATATAACTACCTCAATTAATCACAATTAGGTTTTAAATACTTATGGTTCATTATTAGCTTTTGCTGGTCCAATTTATAATTTCAATTTTAATCAATTTAATGAATTAACTCCAGGTGTTTTACAATATAATGGAACCACAACAGAAATAATGGAAATAAAAGTTTACGTACAAAATCTAAGGCATCTAACAGCAGGAACCACTATTTATGAAGGTGCAATTTTTCATAATAATATCCTGGACCCATTAAGTCCTCTTATTTATAACACTGTTAATAATTCAACAGGTGTTAACTACACATATAAATATAATCTAACTATGAATCCAGGTGACACCATTGAATTCAAAATAAGAAATATAAGTAGAACTGAATCAGGAAGTTATACTTCTTTTAGTTTGATAATTAAAACATTATTAGATTTATCATGAGTTATATTAAGTCTGAAGAATATAAGCAAAGTTATAATAGAATCAAAATAAATAATTATTCAATAAGTTTGCAAAGAACTGGTCCATTAACTAATTATACAAACTATAGTTTTTTTCAACAAACTTCAGGTTTGATAGTTGACCAATTAAATCCTTTACCTTTTATTAACGGGTCTTATACAGTTCTAAATGATTTTACTATAGCAACTAATCCACAAATAACTACTGCTGGTATTCCCAATCCAGGTGATATAGGTGGATTAACTTTAATTTGTACAAACCCAGGTACTTATAAAATAGATTGTCAAATACAAACATCTGCAATATCAGGATTGCAATTGTATTAGTCCTTAATAAAATTACCTGCTAGTATACCTTTTAATACCCCTCCAGTTTCTGGTGCAACTAATGCAATGAAAGATTGTTTATTATGTCTAAGACAACCTGGTTCATATACTAACAATAATTTTAATTTAAGTGGTATTGGAAATTTTAATTTGGGTGATTGGTTGCAACCTGCATTTTTGTCTTCAAATGGTACATTAACAACTATTTACACGGTAAATTCCTTTACTATGATTATGACAAAAATTAATTCTTAATTAATGGAAGGAAACTATATTATACCTAAAATTATTAATAATACATTATACAGATTAACTAATGCTTCAGGTGGTATTAATCCAATGAACAATGGTACTTTTGCTTTGTATTATGGTAATATACCAGGAACTATTATAGGTCTTAAATTAGCTTGTTTATACACTGGTTTATATTTTAATCCACCACTAATGTTTCCAGGTCCATATAATATTACACCTTTTACTACTATTAATACTTAGAGTCCAACTAATTATTTTCAATCACCTTTTATTGGGTTTACACCATTAAATGTAAATTTAACAGGACCATTTAATTATCCTAATATAATTAATATTCCTATACCTGCTCCAAGTAGAACAACAGATTAGTATGTTGAAGCAGTTCAAGGAACACATTTATTAACAGAAACTAAAAGTTATTTATTTGAAATAAATGTTGTTGGTAATGCAGCACAGTTTGTTGGTGTAAGTTATTGGTATTTATACAAAAATGGAGTTGAATACACAAGAATGATTTAGGCAGATACTTCACAACAATTTAATTCAATAGGTTGTATTATAACACTTAATCCAGGTGATACCTAGGAACTTAGATTATCATGTGCAAATGCAGTGGGGTCAAGTGGATTAATTAGATCAGTGGAATATAGTTTAATAGAAATAAAAAGTTGATAAAATGAAAAATTATTTAATAAAGCAGTCATCATTTGATAATACAAAAACAATAAGAACAAGTGGATACAATATAGTATCTTAGGGTCAAGATAATTTATATCCTGAATACCTTTTAGATTTACTTAATTCACCAACTAATGGAAGTATAATTAACACAAAGATATATTATACAATAGGAGAATCACTTGAAGGTAATGAAGAATTTAATAACTTACTTAAACAAAAAAATCTAATAAACAAATTAGCAAGTGATTTAATTATTTTTGGTGGATATGCATTAAAAATAATATAGAGCAGAGATAGAACTACTATTGCAGATTTTGATTATGTGCCAATTAAAGGAATTAGATTCCAAGTTGATGAATTTGGAAATATTGTGTCACTTTTATATAAAGAAGATTAGACAACAAATAAAAAGAAACCTGTTGCTTATCCAATTTATAATCCAACTAATAAAGAAGAAGAACCGGTTCAAATTATTATATATGGCAACTATAATCCTTATAATTCTCCTTATCCTCATCCAAGCTATAGTTCAGCTATCAATTACATTGAAGCAGAAAAAAGACTAGGAGTCTTCCATTTAAACAATATAAAAAAAGGTTTCTTTCCAAGTGTAATTGTTACAACTTCTAATAAGTTTCCTGATGAACAAACAGAACAAGAATTTGTTAGAAATTTTCAAAAATATTTTGTTGGTGAAGAAAATATTAAGGCCTTGGTAATAAATAGTGAACCAAATAATGCAGGAGACACTAGAGCTCCTAGTTTTCAAACATTTGATGTAAATAATAATGTGGATATATTTAATAACTTAAATGAAACCTGTATGCAAAAAATAATCACTGCACATAATTTACCTAGTCCAGTTTTAGCAAGTTTACCTGGTTCTGGTTCTTTAGGTGGTAATGCAAATGAATTAATGATTGCCTATGAACTATTTTATAACACAACTATTGCAAATTTGCAAAATAATATTTTATAGGCAATAAATATAATAACCAAACAAAATAACATTGAAGAAACTTCAATTATAAATAATAAACCAATTAGCACTAGTTTTTCTGAAAGTACTTTAGTTAACATATTAACCAGAGATGAACTAAGAAATATGATTGGTTATGAAAGTATAAACGAAATAAACACAATAAGCAATGCCAAATAATGTTCTTTTAGTAAAGCAAGAGGACTTTGATAAATAGTCCAATATAAGTAGAAATATAGATGTTGCTCACTACAGAAGTAGTATTCTAATTGCACAACAAATTAGATTTTATGATTGTTTAGGAACTGCTTTAATTGACCAACTTCAATTACAAATATCAACTAACACGGTTACAATTCTTAACCAAATACTATTAGATTTGATTGCTCCTGCGTTAGTTTATTATTCTTTATATGATATTTTACCTTTTTTTGTGCATAGAGTTGAAAACATAGGAGTTGTAAAACATTCTTCAGAAAACACTACTTCTATTGATAAAGCAGATATGATTTACTTAAGAGGTGAACTTGAAGTAAAAGGAGACTACTTCAAAAAAGAATTAATAGAATATTTAAATAAAAATAAGCAACTTTATCCGCTTTATACAGGAAGTTGCAATGATTGCAACAATAATAAAAATAATTAGAGCACTGGTATAATATTTTATAAATAAAACAAATAAAATGGAAAATCTAAATATTATTGATATAATCACTATTATTACTTTTTTAGGTGGTTTGGCAAGTTTATATATTAAAATAAACAATGATATGATAAACATGAAAAAAGATCAAGAAAAAGAAACTGCACTACTCAAAAAAGAAATTGAGTCAATCAATCAAAACACAGATAAATTTGAAAAAGTGTTAGATAAACTGGAATTTGCAATTGAAAAACTTAATGATAGTCAAGTCAGTTTATCACAAGCTATTTTTGAACTAAGAACTGAAATCCGTAAAAACTAAAATGTAACTATGAACATTCCCATAAAAACATTTTATAAGTTATATTTGAACTTAATGCAAAATTTGGATATATTTTCTTAATATAATAATATATAAATTTTGTATAAAATTTGCTTTAAGCTCTATCCTGATATAATAAAACTTTTAAATTGGGGTCAAGACCATATGAACAAATGTTCATATTTGCATAAATGAATTTTAAGGTACCTACATTGCAAAAAGTGTTTTAACCTATAGTTTATATCAAAATAAAAAAAATAATCAAACCTGGATGGTTTAAACAACAAAAAACAATAAAAAAAATGAAACAGTTTATAAAAGATTTATTTTCTAATCCTGATGGTTCAGGGTCTACAAAAAGAACTGCTGGTTGGGTTACTTTATGGGCAGTTTTAATATTAATATTTGGGTTTCCAACACATGAACAATTCCAGTTTGCAGTTGGAGGTTTACTAACTTTTGCTTCAGGTTTATTTGGGTTGTCATCATGGGATTACCAAACTTATAAAAAAAATAATAATGAAAATAAAGTAGTATGAAATATACAGTTGACCAGTTGATAAATGCAATGGAATCTAAAGGATATACGGTGTTCACCAAAGGTGATTATAATATTAATACAGTTGGTGTAAGAACCAGTAAATCAGGTGATAAGGTTTCCAATAAGTTTGATGATTATCTTTATGTTTTTTATAAAGTAAATGGGAAATATCAAATCTATGAATATCCTTGTACTACTATTGCAGGTTTAGTTTATTTTAAGAACCCTATGTTACCTGATTTTGGAACTGCAATTTTAGTGCCTGGACAGTATAGAGCTTCCCATTGTTTAGGATGGCATTATGGACATCCAGCTCTACAACAAGTTGGTAATCTGAAGTTATTCAGAGATAAAAACAGAGATGACATTATAGACTGTGATTGGAAAACCATAAATGCAGGAAGTTGGTTTGGCATAAACATACATTATTCTAGTAATTAGAATAGAGTTGACAATTGGTCAGCAGGTTGTCAGGTTATTCAAAGTGGCCCAAATGATCCATTATATAAACAGTTTTTATCACACTATCAAAAAGCAGTTAAATATTAGGGAAATAGTTTCACATATACTTTATTGGAAAGTAATGATTTAAATATATAAATATATGGAAGAAGAAGAAGTTAAATATACAATAAAAGAAATATTTTACAAATTGTACTACATATATGAATTAATAGATCAGAATGGAGTTGTGTTATATTATGGGTATACTAATAACCCCAAAAGAAGATTGCATGAACACAACAAGGAGTTTAAGGCACAAAAAAAAGGTTTATACAAGAGAATGGCAAAGCGGGGTGTTACTGAAATAAAAATGAATGTATTAGAAGAAGAAGTTAGCAAATATAGAGCAAAATTGAAGGAAACACGCTATATAGTGAATGCCAAACTTGATATGAACTCACAAATATTAAATCAATTGATATAGTAAAATGAAACTTAAGAAAGCAGAAGTTTATAAACCTACTAATGCAGTGTTGGAAGAAGCAATAAAAGCAGGGTTGATATTGGTAATTAATCATAGAACTGCAGGTGGTAAGATTATTACCATAAGAAGTGTAGTTCCTTTGGTTTTGGGCAGATATAAAGGTGGTTTATATTTAAGGGGTTATCATTTAGCTGGAACTTCTGTTTCTTAGGCACCTAATAGGTCTTTTAGACTTTTTAAAATAAAAAACATGGATTCTGTGGAATAGTTAGGTGGTACATATAATATACCTATCCCCGGGTATAAACCCAGAGATAGTTTTTTCACTTATATACAAGAGTATTATGATCCAATAAAAGCAAGAAAATATTTAGAAAAATTTTATGTTGAACAATAAATATAATATTCCAATTGAGGATATTTCATATAAAAAACTTTTATTATATTGCGTCAAATATCATGGATTTGACGAACATATAATTAAAGAAATAATAAAAACTATGATAATAGATGATAGTTTTAACATTAATGAATTTCTTAATAGTTTTGAAAACGTGTATGATAGATAGATTCAATTGGAAAAATATGAATTATGTGCAAGCTTAAAAAAATCATTAGAATACATTGAACGCAAATATCATAAAGCTAAATCAAATAGTAAATCAAAAATATGATTACTTAGTTAAATCAATTGCAAAACATAATAAAGTAAACACACAAAAAGCAATTGATTTGTTACATGAAGCTTATTTGAAAACATATTTAATACTAGAAAAAAATAAGACAAAAGAAATAAACACAAATTATTTACTTATGTCAGCAAAAAACATTTATCTAAATGAATTAAAGACACATGAAGATACTGTAAATATAGCAAATATAGCAAACAAGGCAACCATATCAAACATGGAATATGTTTTGCATCAAGAAAAATTAGATTACATAATATACAAAGAGATAACAAGTCCTGCTTTTAATTTCATTGATGAAGCAATACTAAAATGCAAAATATTAGGCAACTGTACTTTCAAAGAGATTTCAATTCTAATAAATAAAGACTACTCTTATGTATACCGCAACTATAAAAAAAACATAAAAACATTAAAAAAAATAATGATAAGTAAACATGGAGATAATATTAACCATTATTTCTTTAGCTTAGATTAACATTTTAGTTTTGGATTTTATTGAATATTAGATAAAAATAAATTTATGTCTTAAATGCACTAGTTTTTAGTTAACTTTATTAGGTTTGCTAATTATCAATATACATTAGTTTACTTCAATAATCTTTGCATCTTTAGTTAGTCTAACAGCAGAATTAATTAACTTAAAAATAAATACAATGCTATGGAAGAATTAAAACAAATATTAATAGAAATCCAGAAATCAGGTAAAATATCTGAACAACATAAAAGCACTTTAATAGAAGCAAGTTCAATTTATTTAAACAAAAAGTTTTCCAATACAAAATGTAGTAGATGTTGGATAAAGCTAATTAAAGAACTAAATGCTTATATACAAACTACACAAACTACACAAACTAAACCTAAAAAAAATAAAAAATAATGAAAACTGAACATTTACATGATTTGGAAAATAATCTAAGAACGCAAGAACTTTCACCAAAGAATCTTGCTATCTTACAAGATTTTGCTGAATTATACTTCAATGAAGGATACAGCATAGAGAATACATGTAAAAAATTAGGTATAAGTCATCCAAAAGGTTATAAATTAGCATATATTTGCAGGAAAAAAATGTAGTTGGATTAGAGCAAAGAAGACTTTGTTAATGACTTAAAAGTCAGATATGATATGCTTTATGAAGCTGCTTTAGCACAAAATGACTTACATTTAGCAAAGTCTATTTTAGATTCATTGGTTAAATTATATCAAGGTCCTGCAAATCTTAATGTTACTAATTTAATTGGTAATAATCTACATGTTGAATAGGAATGGAATAAAATCAATGACATAAATGAATCCCAAGAAACTATTTGCAAACTAGAATGATTTATCAGATGATGATCTGGATTTCTGTCTTAATAAAGATAGAATTGCAGAAACAAATAAATTCAATATTCAAACTACCATAACAAGACTTAAAAGTCAACCACTACACCCTAAACAATATGAAATTGCTCTGCAATTAAGCAAATCCACAGCTAAATTTAGATTTTTACTGTGTGGCAGAAACTTTGGCAAAACAGCTTTACTGATTAATTTAATTCTTAAAACGGCCTTGACCGCCCTTCATGATAAAATTAATCCAATTTATGTGATTACACAATCACATGCATTCACCAAAAACCTACTTGAAGAACTTCATGGTATACTTAGACCAGTGGTTACTGCTTATAACAAAGGTGAACTGATTAAACTTATTAATGGATGCATTATATATGGATTCAGTTATGCCAACTATGAAAACTTAAGAGGTTGGAATAAAGCAAATTATATTTTTATTGATGAAGCAGCTAAGATGCCTGATGTTGCTTAGGATACAGTTATTAAACAAATTTGTTTTACACCAAGACAAGTTTATTTGGTTTCAACACCCAGAGGCAAAAATTAGTTCTATAGGCATTTAATGGGTCTTAAGGATAATCAAAAAATAGTATGTAGAGGAACTACTTTTGATAATCCTTTTATACCGGATGCAGAGAAAGAAAACCTGCTTAAACTTCAAGGTACTGATATATATAGACAGGAAATCTTAGCAGAATTCATTGATTCAGGTGGGTCTGTTTTTAAAGGAACTGATCAGTTACTTATATGCAACCAAGAAACAAAAACTAACAATAACTACTACTTCACTGGTGTTGATATTGCAAAAGAATCTGACTACACTGTTATAACAACAATGAATCAACACAAAGAAATTGTTGAAATTGAAAAGTTCAACCAACTACCTTAGGAAACCATAACAAATAAGATTATTAACCATTTAGTTAGATAGCAATCTAAAGCATTAATTGAAAAAAATGGACCTGGTAGTTTGATTATTGAACAACTACAAAAAACAGGTTATAAAAAGATTGAAGCATTTAACACAACTAATGATAGTAAGCAAACTATAATCAATAATCTTAGATTAGACTTAGAAACAGGTAAAATTAAAAACTGTACCAATAATTCTAATTTAATAAGTGAACTTATTGATGAATTGATTAGTTTTGAATTTAGGATTTCTACAAATGGCAATATAATTTATTCTGCTCCTAATGGTTTACATGATGATATGGTGATGAGTTTAGCTTTAGCAAATTAGCATGTTTCTGCAAATAACAATATAACTAAACCAAAAATATTTAAATTTTAAATGATTATTACACTTAAAAAAAGTTATCAACAAGATCCAATGCAATGGATTAAAAATAAATTTAATAGACAAAAATAGGATGAAGTCGGTGTGGTAATTCCTGAATAGTATGTAATAACACAAAACATTAATTATCAAATAGATGCATTATTAAATAACTATTATTATTATACCATATGGATACCTAGATTTGAATTTGAATCAAATTCCTGTATATGCAGATTACAACTAAAAGTTGATAACATAAATAAATAGGAATAGATTAATTAGATTTTCAATTTACCTAATAAATATAAAAATGAACAAACACTAATCCAATTCAAACCTTTACAAACTGGTAAACTTAATGACCTTATTAATGACATAAACACAATTAAGCAATATGAAAGAAATAACATATAAAAATATAACAGTTAATGTTCCTGAATCCTAGGAAGAAGTGAAATTTAAAATCTAGAAAAAAATATATAAGAAGACAGATAAAATTGATATATTAGCAGGGTTATTAGATTGTCAAAGACATTAGTTACAAGATTTACCTGTTGCAATATACAGTAAGGTATTTGATACCCTCAAATTCATTGAAACTGATATACCAATTAAACAAGAAGTTCCTAAGGTATTAAACTATGAAATAAGTTTTGATGACTTATCACTTGGACAATAGGTTGACATTGAACACTTACAAAAAGACTTAAATGCCAACATTGGTAAAATAATTGCCATCCTGTGTAAACCTAAAAATCTTAAATATAGTACTGAATAGGATTAGAAATCTAAAGAATAGGAATCTGCTGTAGATGAACTATCTATTGTAGACATTTTCACTATCTTAGAATTTTTTTTTCTTCTCAAAACACTATCAAAGAAAGCTTTAGAGAAATCTACAAACCTCAAAAAGACCAAGAACTAAACATTAATATTGACAACAAAACTAACCCTTAGTTTAACACAATAATGCATCTCTGCAACAATGATATAACTAAAATTAATCAAGTTATTGATACTAATGCAGTTACAGTTTTTGCTTAGTTAACAAGACAAATTGTTGAAAATAGAAGAAAGGAATTACAAAGTAAAATGAAATAAAAAAAATGGTGGGAAAACCACCATTTATATATATGACAATAGATGATGAAAGAAAATTTATTTATATTTATATAAAATAAAAAATAAAAAGTTTAAAATTTAAATAAAAAAACAGGAAAATTTTTGTTTTCCTGTTATTATAAAAAATAAAATTAAAAAATATGAAAAATACAATAAGTCTAATATTTATATAAATAAATAAATAAAAAGTTTAAAATTTAAATAAAAAAACAGGGAAACTTTTTGTTCCCCTGTTATAATAAAAAATAAAATTAAATCATGAAAAATATAATATTTATATAAATAATTAATTTAAAAGTTTAATATTATATTTATCATTTTCATCAATCTATTTATAAATACTTTCAATTAATTCAGGTGTAATTTCATAAATATTGCACATAAATCCATTTTTAGAACCTTTACCAACAGGTTTATGTAATTTTGCTATATATTTCCCTAAACTTATCATGGCATTTGGTGAAAAATTAAAAGGTAAAGTTTCAACAATTTCTTCTAAAAATAATCCACATGAATCTAAATCTAAATTAAAATTTGATACTTCTTCAGTTATTTTAATAAATACTTTTTCATATAATTTAGCAATTTTTTCATTTTCAGGATATTTTTCTAATGCTTTTTTATGTATATTATGCTTTAACTTAATAGTATTTTTAAAATTTTCTAATTTATTACTATTTTCCTGATTAATGTAACTTAATAATTCATATTTTTGTTTTAAAAGTGTAATCTCTTTTTCTTTTAAATCTAGCTCTTTGTTTTTTAATTCTAGCTCTTTTTCTTTTAAAAAGAAATTATTTTGAGGAACATTAATATTATCAAGACTAACTGTACCATAAATCATTAAATCATCTATTTTTTCAATCATCTAATCAACAAACTTTTCTGGCCCTTTTTTTCTAGATTTAGTTAATAACTTAATGACTCCTTTTCGGTGAATATATAAAAATTCTTTACCATTAGATTCTTTTATTAAAGTTTTATATTCACTTTTAATAACTTTTACTGCATATGATGTGTTTTTTAGTTCTAAATTATCACACACTTCTTTTGCTCTGTACTAATCTTCATTACCTATTCTTTTAATAGGAATAATAATACCATTATACACAATAGTGTATTCTACATTTTTTATAGGAAAATTTAACATAATAAATAAAATTATATTTTTATATAAAATAAAAAATAAAAAGTTTAAGTAGTAAAAAATATATCACGTATAGTTTTAAACTATACCTAAAATATGCACGTATAGTTTTAAACTATACCTAAAATATGCACGTATAGTTTTAAACTATACCTAAAATATGCACGTATAGTTTTAAACTATACCTAAAATATGCACGTATAGTTTTAAACTATACCTAAAATAT